TAAAGGCAAAAGCCTACCAGAAGCTTTAGAAGCTAAAGCTCCAGCCCAGCGAGATAGATGTCACTTCCCGCTGGTCAATGCAATCAAATTCGATAGCATTGATTCAGACATAGTCATCTCATCCTGAGGTGGTGCCCAAGAGGACACTGCCCCAGAAGAGGCGACGTATCTGAAACTCGTCTTCGTCCTGCGACGGAAGGTGAACAAGCACGACGAATCGTGGCCGCGAAGAGCGGCAGCATACACACCCCAATTGGGGACACCATGTAAGTCCTGCTTAGGACGTACAGCCAGCTCAAGCCACTCGTAGCAGTTAAGCCCCTTTCGGAGCCTAGCATACTTAGAGTAGCGAGGCTGGTAATCTAAAGGGTCGATACCTGTATCTGGATTCCCTGGGAAGGGACGCCAGAATCGGAAGTCGACCGGTATCAGTTCAACTAAGAACTGATAGGCGGGAGAAAAGAACTGTGAAGTTCTGAAACTTCTCCTACTTAGATTGATGATCTTGAACAGGGACTCGAGAGAATCGAGTTTATGATCAAGAGTGTAGGGACGAACGTCTTCACCTTCGTACCAATCGGAACCGCATGATTCACGGAAAGGACCAGTGCTAAAAGTCTTACTAGCATTAGTCTTAAACCCGCAGAATCGAAGATTCCGAACCACCTCTGAAAAGAACTTCTTACGTACGATGATATCATCACCGTACACGCGGAAGTCAACCCCAGGTTTACCGCAACCGCTTGCGAAAGCTATTGCGACAAATATAAGGGTCTGCAGAGGGAAGCAAAAGCCATTCCCCATAGAACAGAACTTCTCGTACCTAACGGGACAAGAAGAATCTATAATATAGCTTGGGGACCTCCAACGGTTTAACAAATTAAACCAATCGGGGGGGAGGACTTCACGGCATAGGCCTATCGAGATGCTATCACTAGCACTAGACAAGTCTATGGTTGCGAAGCCCTCATCTGAATTGTCAAGTGACCCAGAACGGGCCATATGGCAATTCTTACTTTGATCGCGTAGGTCGATACCAATGCGCAGGAGCTTAGCGCGCAGGTCGACGTCAGCGCCCTTCTGTAAGAAGGTGTTAAGTAATGGCTCGACAGCTATAGCGCGATGCGTTTTAGCTGTCTTTGGTACAAACGAGACTTTATTATGTTGTATCATCAGCATATTATCTCTGAACTGCTGGGAAGCACGTTCTTGATCAACGCAAACGACCGTGTACGCAGTCGAATACTCCTTTTTGAGGAGGAAACGATCACGTAGTTGGTCGTGTAAAAACCAAGCGTTGAATGCATCAGATATAGCACCAGGAGTAACGGTAAGCCGGTCGCATGAAACTTTGCGACCAAAGCTCGTAGCATCCCCGTTACATCCAAGACTCGCTCCAGGACCAAAGTCGCAATTTCCATAAATGGATAGGAGGTCGGGACTTTTACCGATAACATACTCGATAAAGCCCCTAACTCTGTTTAAGAAGTACTGTTCGGGATTTCGGAGAGTGGCGAGGAGGGCAAACTTCTTATTAAGAAGTCTACACCTTTTCTCACTACTCAGGAAAGTACGAACAGCGTTATCCTTGGGGTCCATCTGAACTTCAGAGGGGTCCCACGGGTACTTCTTGACAATTGCGGCAATCTGATTCGCTACAAAATGCTGTGTAGCACCGGCATGCACTTGCGCCGATAAGGAATCAGCCTCGCGCCAAACTCTCGGTAAGTCCCTTGAGGCAAGAGCCTCTAGGAACCCCGAAAGGTACTGATGGTGCGAATGGTCTTGAACAACAAGCTCGAGAAGGCGGAAATAATTACTTCCGCACCCCTCTTTGAGCGTCCGGTTTAACTGTCGAAGCTTTGCCAGAGTGGGATTCATTGCGAATCTCCTTTCCCAGTGATATGCTCTCAGTATCGCGAGCATAACTACGAACAACAAGCACGATCAAAATCACAGCGCTAGCATAAAGAACTAGCGTCATGACTAAGACCGTGACAAGGAGAAAACCAAACATCAAACTCGCCGGTTAATAGGCGATTTGCTGGTTCTTGACGTGAGTCTTGAACGCGGCCGATGCAAGGTAAGCTCCCATGTCGTTCAGCATTGCATCGACATCCGTACCGGAAGCACCGACGGGGACGGAGACCGAAATCTCCAGAATGGCGTTGGCGGTGGGCGTAAGCGCACCGGTCAGCGTCAGAGTCCTAGTCAGCTTGTTGGAGGTCTTTCCTACTCCGGAGAAGACAGCGGTTGGCTTGGGAGCCACTCGCAGCAGTCTCAGGACATCCACCACCGTCAAGGTGTTGGAGGGACCGCGGTATCCTACGGCATCACTGGCGTAGGAGTCGGCGGTATAGGTGCTTGCATTGACAGTAATTGTCATCGGGATGATCCCTAAAAGAATAAAACGAAAAGGCACTGAGCCTATGACCCACCTAACGGTGGAAGCGAGAAAACCGGCCACCCGTGAGCTGTTGAACTATCAGCGAAATAGCTGATAGAACTCGCGGGATGCTCTGGAACTTAAAGTCGTGTTTTATTACGACTCCAGGGGCCAAGAGGTCGGTCCGGACCTTTTCTATGTTCGTAACGATATACTCGCACGACGGCCCAAGATGAAGAATGGCTCCGTTATTAAGGGAGGCACCATCCATCCGGTAAGTCGTGCTACGCGTACGTTCCGAAGTAAGGCAAGATCCTAGCGAGTTAAGACCGTAGGCTGGAACCAAGGCGCCAATATAGTCGCCAAGGGAAATGAACCAGTCTACAACGAAGCTGAAGCGGACCAATTCCCAGGGCAAGGTTATCAAGCCCTTTGAAGAAAAGCCAATATTATTGGCCAGGTCTACAACAGATTCGTCAAGAGACATGCCTCTAACTTTAATAGTATCGCTGCAGTACGCAGTTAACGGTATGTTAAAGACAGCGTCGTGGTAAGTCGAGTTAGCAATGCGAAACTGGGTAATACTACCCTTGTCTCGCGAAGTTACGCGGATCTTACCAGTCGGTTTCTTGAGGCCTTTGATAATGTTGTCGATATCGCTGATAACAGGCTTGACTCCGTATTGCCATTGGAGCCAAGCGTTAGCAGCAGCACCCGGAACCTCTTTCAATTTTGCAATTGGGCCCTTCCCGCCAATGAAACGGCTGAAAGCGCCAAGAGGATGACGGATGGTGTCGATAGTTTTATCGAGCTCGGCAAGTGTTTCCCACAGGTTGGACGAAGAACGCCCGCGCTGGTTGTAAACACCGGTCGAAACTTCAACCATAAGACGACTGATGTCGTCTGAGTCGATAGCGTCTAGTGCACCTGGACTAGGTCCTGCAAGAATGCGAAGAATCGCACTACCTGCATCTGGGCCCTCGTGAGAGATCCCATTTCCACCGCTATCGGCATAATAGTAACCCGTACCTCCCGCAATTACGCGGGTCTCAACAACGTTCTTGTAAAGCTTTCCAAAGAAAACTTTACCTAACTTTTGTTGAGAACGAAAGCCTGGGGTTACCGTATCCTTCATCCAACGGGTCTCACCATAAAACATGCCCGGATACGCACCAGCTAAGGTGTGTGAGGGCATGAAATAGTTAGACCCGCCTGGAGACGTGACGAAGGATCCCTTTGTACGCACTCGCGTATATGGGGGTTTTGGTTGAGACACATCAACTCCTTTACTGCGACGTGCTTATTGTCGCAAAAAGCCATCCCTCACGGGATAAGCCCGGTTTTAACGCAAACAAGGTTAGAATAAACACCTTCTCACAGATGGCAATCTGTTTACAGTGATGAGGCAGCAAGCCTCGACGTGAGAATAACTCAAGTCTAAACTAACCAAGTTTGCGGGAAGCCGGG